CACCACCCATTGAGTTTGTTGGGGATGATTCTGTGAGGTGTTGTTCACGAAGTGCAGCCTCTTGGTTTTCCAAAAGTGCCGCTGTTACTTTAGCGCGATATGAATCTCCAATTTCTGGAAGATCCGGATGATTTAATACAGGATTCCATTTTTCCTGTAATTGATCATATGGTGTTGTGTTAGTATTCATTTCTATTATTTCTCCTGTTGGGGTTAATTAGTATTTTGTTGTGAATTATGTATAAAAACTCAGTTTTATACCATTTTATTTGAGTCTGAGTGACGACTAATGGCACTCATGTAGTTATTCATTACTGGGTTGTCATTTACTTGAGAATCGTCACCGCCTTCTTCAGTAAGATATGATGCAGATGATTCAGAATCATTTCCAAAATAACTTTCTTTAAGAATTTGAACCTTTTCTCTATATTGGTCTTCATCCTCAAATTCAATACTTTCTGATAGTGATGCTAATCGTTCTACATCTGTGTCAACAAGCCCATGTGCTTCTTCAAAGAAGATTTCTTGACATCTGTGACCGGTTAATGATTGATGTAGTCCAATGTTTGCTTCAATTGCTTCATTCAATGATGCTTTTAATTGTTCATTTTCTTCAGCAATATCTTCAACGATATCGTATTTCTCGTCTGGAACATCAATAAAGTTAGTATCAAAGAGTTCTTTGAGGCCACCGATGAAGTTTTCTGCGATGTCTGAACGAATACCAGTTTCTACTGCGAGTTCATTATCTTCCATCCAATTTTCTACAACGTAGCCAAGATAATCGTCTAATTTCTCTGCAAGTACAGTTGAGACTTCTTCGATATGTTCTGCGAGTTGTTCTTCGTATTGTTCTAGAACAATTTCTTCAATCTCTGAAACTCGTTCGTTGATAGCGGCTTCAAAGATAGTTGCAGTTTTGACCATAAAGTCTTCTGTCAAATCTTCTCCATCGAAAAGTGCATAAAGAGTTTGTTCCATTCTTTCCTCTGGAGTTCCCATTGGTTGAGGAACTTCAACTTTACTGGAAGCGGCCGATGCTTTTGCAGCGATTGAAGCTTGATTCTTCTTGCTGTTAGCCTTCGCTGGAACTTCTGAAGTTCCCAACTTCGCATGTTTCCCATCCGCACTCTGATAGAGTTTATCATCTTCTACGGACTTTGTATCTAGAGTTGGAGTTTCTGATCCTGCTTCTAGTAAGTCGTTATAGTTAATTTCTTCATTTCTCATAATAGATGTATCTCCTTGATAGATATTGATTATCTTTTCTTTTTTACTGGACCTGAATTCTTCAGACCGGATTTCACTTTGTTTGTAATTCCTGATGTGATTTTATTTGCTAAACTTTCAGGATTTAAATCCTGGTTAATCTGTTTTTTGCCAGCACTTATAAACCTATGAAGAAATGATTTAGCTTCTCCAGTTTTCTTTTTTGCTTCCACTAAAGCGGCTTCTTTCACCAATGAAGTGTCGTCAAAATTTTCTTGTTCTTGGGTTTGTTCGTCCATTAATTGCTTGCCTTTTTAGGTTCAGATTATATTATATATAAAAAATCAAAGTTTTGATAGGAAATGAGCAAATGCTTTAATCGCATTTTCTTCAAGATTCCTAGCACTACTCTTTTTTATTACCTCTTTATATTGTTCTATTACTTCTTCTCTAAAGATACCATTGTCCCAAATCCATTCTTTACCTTCCATAATACCGTCTACAAATGCGCCAGGTGCGGATGGGTCTGCAACAATATCTACTGCTGAAAGCATGAAGTCTTTTTGTACTTCATTAATGCCAGTTGCATCATTCATTTTAAGTGAACCCATACCTCTGGATGAAACACCGAGTCTTGCACCTTCACTGATTAGATTTTGTGCAATCTTACCCATTGGGGTGTCCATTATTTTTGCTTTACCTTGAACATCATTTCCTGCCATATTCAATTCTTTAATCATGTGTGATACACGGTCAAGATTTACTGTAGGACCTTGTGGGTGGTTGAGTTCTCCCATTGCACGGTTTTTTGCAACATATTCTGTACCATAACGACCAACTTCATTTTCCATGATTCCAAGAGGATATACTCTACCATTCTTGTTCTTCTGCTCTGCTTGCATAAAGACACCTTTAATATAATGGCTTTTCTTTCCTGTTTCTTTATTTGTTTCAACGAGAAACTGAACATTTTCTGTCATTTCTGTGATTAGTTTCATTCGTCCTCGTCCTCGTCTTTGTTATCGCGAACCATTTTCTTTTTATTTGCTTCTTTTTCTGCGGCAACTGCATCTTCTTCTTCAGCAGTTGGGTCTTCTTTACCTGTTGCTTCTTCTGCATCAGATTCCCAGTTGTTGTCTAGGTAGTTGTAGAATTTTGGTTTTTCTTCATCACTAAGTTTAGATACATCATCTACGCCAAATTTCTTTAATGCTAGACGGAAAAACTTCTTATATGCACCACTCTCTTTATCTGGTTTCTTGTCTTCATCTTCGTTGTATAAAGACTTTGTGATATATTTTTTCATTTCGGAAAGCCGTTCGTTCATCTTTTCATACAGAACAAATTGAGTTTGAGAAACTGCATCTTGCATTTCTCCGTTCAGGATATTTTCAATTATTTTTTCAGTAATCATTTATTATTTCCTATTATGCTTTCTTATTGCAAAAGTCCAAGACTTTATAATAACTTTCTTCTGTTTCTGAGAGCATATCTCTCAAAACGGTTTGGTTGTCGCCATTTAATTTATCATGAATTTGAATGATACTACTTGCATCTTCTGGCAGTATATGTATATTTTCCGAATCTTTGAGGGTGTATATTACCCCATCTTCTGATATGTATGCTTCTCTGATTGCATCAATAACATTACCTTCATTTATAGATGCTTTCATGTCTTTTGCTAGATTCTTTATCATTACTAATGTGTCGTGATGTCTTCCTCCAACCAAATTCACAGAGATAGTTTTTCCTTTTATGGATATATTATTATTTCTCAGCCCCATGTGCTTCAGTGCAACCACAAATTCTTTGGCATCTTTTGTTGTTTTGAATGTATAACCAGATGGGAAGAATTTTGCACCTCTAAGTTCTTCTAGGGGTTCAACATGGTCTTTTAAGTTCTCCATGTTCCTCTTGTGTTGTGCCCATTGGTCAGGTGTATATGGTAGAATACCAGGCATTCTAGAGGATTCTTCCTCTTTTCTTTCCAGTTTTCTTTGTAACTTCGATTGTTTATTTGTCTTGGGAGTATGTTTTTTGTCGCCATAAGTGACTCTTGCAACTTCCGCACCCAATTTGTTTTTTAGTTTTGTCCTGTCTATTTCATCCAGTTCAACTTCCTCTTCCACTTCTTCGCTGTCAATGCTGTCATCAGCCAACAAATCTTGAGAAATATTTAAGTTTTTATCTATGATAGATATGGCCAATCTTTCTTTCATTTCATTAGCAAACGCAGAAGAAAATTCTTCTTTATCGTTACCAATGATTGATGCTAACATATGGTCAATATTGCTCATCTTCTTGTCCTTCTTCTACTGGTGGCTGTTCTGCCAATTCTTTTTGAATTTCTACATCCATTTTTGTTATTTCTTCTTCTGTTTGGTGTAAGATATTTCTTCGCACCCAATCAACAGAGTAATACTTACCTATATATTCATCCGCTTGGCTTAACAATTCCATTCTATCTCTCATAATTTCCGATTCTTTGAGTTCCGAGAAATATGAATCTTTATTATATTCAAAATTCACATCAGCCTCAATTGACTTCCAATCGTCCTCAGACATAATACCTTTTAAAATTAATTGTGTCCTTAATAGTTGAAGGAACATATCAGTGAATCTCATTCGTATTTTATCAATAAACTTTTGAAATTTTACTTCATCTCTTGTAATTTCCGCAGAACGGCCCATATTGAATCCGTTTTCTGCTTCCATTCGCGAAATTGGAACATTCAAAGAACGATATACTTTCTTGAGTAAATAATCAACATCTTCCATTTCGCCAAGATTTTGTCCACCATCAAGTGTGGTGATTTCTGTTCCCCTGCCACCTTCTTTTCGTGGTAGCCAGAAATCTTCTAGCATGTGTAAATGGTCACGGCCGTCTGTGATTGCACCAGTCGTTCCATCATAAGTTACTTTATTTCTGTATCGGTTCATCAAACCTTTAAGGTATTGTTCTGCTTTTTGTTTTGGTAAGTTACCAACATCGATGTAGAATACTCTGCGTTCTGGGGCGCGAGAGATACGATATATAACCACCGCATCTTCAATTTGCCTAAGCATATTTAATGGTCTAATTGTTTTTTGCAGATAACCAACAATTCGTTTTGTGTTTGAATCTACAACACCAGAATGTGTATAACAAATAGAATCTGGTGCAATTTTGATGCCGGAAGACGGTGTTGGATTCATTGAATTCTTTGAGGTGTCTGTATAAACAAAAAATTCTTCCACACTCTTAATAAAAGGAACTTTATTTGTTCCCATATGTTTATGTTCTTTTTTAACTTTTTGAATTTTCTTAATATTTGTAGGATTAATCGGCCTAAGTTCTTTAATGCCTTTTTGTGGCACCTCTTTATCAATGATGATATGATAGTATAATTTACTATCAATATACCATCTTCTGAAAATATCATAAGAGGTTTTATGGAACTTGAGCAATTTCAGAATATTATCATATTCTGAATACATTTTAGTTTTGATATTATCAGACAAATCAACTCGTTCTAAGTCGAGTTTAATTGGTTTTCTATCTTGGTCTAAAATGATTGCTTCATTCACAATGTCTTCGATTGCTTGGTCTACTTCTGGGAATAGAGCCATACTACGAAACTGCTGAATGAGTTCATTTTCATCCTTAACAGAACCAGCGAAGTCCACTACTGTACCAAAGACTCCGCCGGAGTCTACTGTGAATGTTCCATCGTACGCGTCTGGAGCAACAAAGGATTTTTCGTTTGTTTTATTTATTGACTGGCCAGTTGCGTCAGTCGGTTTTTTCTTCCCTATCGAGAATCCGAAGATATCTATTGGCATAATATAATTTCCTTATAATGAAAGATTTGCTCTACCTTATATGTATAGTCATATATGTATAGTTCAAATTCATTTCAATCAGCAATCAGGAGTCAAGTAATCATACGCGAATGTTACAGTAAATTCTGCAATTGTGTCCGCGGAATCATATGACAATGCAATTTCACTGACATTTGTTGGCCAACAATTCTTCAAGGTCGTGCATCTCTTAGGATTCCCAGTCATGTCCAACTGTGCAACCACCCAATCTTGGTACACATCCGCGGATGGGTCTAGATTAACACCCACACCACCGCTTGTATAATCACCTTCAGGCGTATTGGTGACATGGTCACTGAAGTCATTATTCCAGTTATAAAAGTTATTATACATCTCTGTCTTTTCAAAACTATCATAAACGGTAAATGTCCACTCTTCGTATGTTCTGTCTCCAGGAATCTTTACAACTCTGCCTCGGAAAGGAACACGCATAATACCAACAGTAACTGCTGGCATCGATGTCGCACGAACAAGAAGGCCTGCGACTGAGGCATCGACTTGTTGCTTTCCACCAATGCTTCCAGATATTTGGTATCTGTTCGGGCGAGACCCGCCGTCAAATTGTCCTTTAAAAGTATCTACATTCATGTTGTTTGGCATTATTATCTTCCTTTGTATATTTCTCTATACTTGTGTATATTAAATTTAGCTATTTATTCCAAGCTGTCGTTGGTATTTTTATTGACAAATCTAATTCTAATAAAGTTAATAGATTTAGTCGGTTTGATGAAAATATCTGCAACAAAATTATTTGAATCTATGATGCTCGCAGTGTTGTTAGTTTCATCACATACTACCCTAAAATCATAAAGGCCTCGTCTTGCTTGTATAGATCGCAAGAACGGATCAACCGCATTCCTGAACGAACGTCTAGTATCTTCATCGTTCAGTTCAAAGAGTTTATCTCTTGCGGCCGCACCTATAGTTTTCTTTAGGTGAATAAACAACCGAGAAACATTAATTCTACTTAATGTGCTACTAGAACTTGCCAATGTCTTATCTCCAAAGAGTACTGTTCCTTCGCCTGGGAAGGTAACAACTGGGTTAAGTTTGAGGTCATACATTGTGTCCATTTCGGCATCTGTTGGATTGTCCTCAAGTCGCACAGTACCTAAAATTTGTCCTCGTTTAAATCCAGCGGGTGACCACCAAGGGTCTGCAACTGCATCTGTTCTTGCCATACACCCTGCAACATCCGCTGCGAGTGGTGTTTGAATTAAATCATCTAATGCATCTTCTCGAATTCCTTGATTAATTCCAAGGTGCTTTTTATATCCGTGTACCGAAACATTGAATTCGTCATTTGTTTGCGAACCGTGCGGTGCCGCAACACTTGCAAGCGTTGTCGGACAAACTGCAATACAGTCTTGTCTGAATGATGCAATATTCGATGTGTGAGAAACATGATCACCAGTCGCTGCAAATACCAAATCTAGTGGAATTTGCTTATCGTGGAATGCAGTTGCTGATGCTGTCAATGTGGCGGTATTTTCAACAGTTCCTGTGCCACCAACAATTAAAACCCCACCATATTGTAGATAGTTATGTGCTGCCCACCATTCGTCTTTCCATGCACCAGTTGGTCCTGAGGGCCATCGTGCAAAAGTACCACCCGCATACTTTGTACCTGCGGTTGCCTCACCACCTGCTGTATGAAAGAATGGCATTTCAGAATGTGAACCGCCATTGACAATACTTGCTTCTTTCCACCCATCGTGGCCTAAGGTTTCTGTACTGTTTAATCTTGCAATCCATTCATTTACTGATGAGATTGTCATTACACCAGTTTTATGTTCTGCTGTAGTTCCCAATGCGTATGCCAGTCCACCAAGACTAACCATACCCGCTCTTGTTAGTGAACCTGATTCCGAAAAGGGAATAACAAAACTTTGATCTTCTACTAATACTGTTATATTTGGTCTTGCCATTTGAGATGTTTCCTCTTATTAAGTCATTTTTATGCAATTATTAAAAAATGCAAATTTACATTTCTCTTATTTTTATTTTCATATTATGTATAAAATTACAACATTTCAGATAGGAAACCACCTATCGTCACCATCCCACTCGCCTCCTTCTGCTTCATCCATAACAAATCCAAATGGCAACAAATCATCTTCAATCTCTCTTATTTGATTTTCATATATTTGAGTTCTGACATCTACATTTGTCAAAGATTTAAAATAATCCTGTCTTGTCATCCATGCAAATAATACCAATGCCATCACCAAGTCATCTGTGTGTCCATCGTCTGCTTCAAATGAATTCTTTTTTGCAATAAATGTAATCAGTTCGTTAATGATATCCATATCTTCTATGATAAATTTGTCTTCTTCTATTAGACTTTTCAATAAAGAACACCCAAGTTTCTTCACCGGCATAGTAGTACGAACCCCCAACTGCGATTGTGACCTATTACCGCCAAATCCACCATTCATTACCTGGCCCGCACGACCCCTATATGTGGTCATCAATACATTTTCATATTCCAAATCTTGATGTAAAATGTCTGCAACTTGTCCACCAATGTCGTTAATTTCAATTAAAACTCCAGCGGTGTTGTATTTTGTTGCAACCGCACGAATGACGGTGGGATAAA